GAAATGACAAAGTGTGATACAGTGTACAGAAAGAAAACAGTTACACTATCAACAGCACCTTGGGAAATGCAATGATAAATTTATTCTGGACTTTTCTTGTTATTCATTACTGGGTTGAGGGAGAGAGGATGTCAACAAGCGTCCTCTTCCCAAGCGAACAACATTGTTATGCAGCAATGAACAAGGGAGTGCTTGATGATTTATATTTTGAATTGGTTGATACCTACGGCAAAAAAATAATGATGACTTGTCAACGCACACCATTTCTGTCAAAGCAATTGGTCAAACCAATGCCCAGACCAACAGATGCCGATTAAAGACCCAGTAAGAAGAAAAGAATACCAACGTGAATATGGACGTAAATGGTATCAACGCAATAGAGAAAAAGTTATTGCAGCAAATAAAAAAAATAAAAGAAAAAGACATAATGCTTGGCTAGCATTTAAAGCTTCACTTAGTTGTCAGCATTGTGGTATACAGCATCCTGCTTTGATTGACTTTCATCATAGAGGTGACTCAAAAAAAGAAGCTGAAGTAAGCACGTTTGTAAATCAGGGACAGTACTCTCGCGCTTACAAAGAAGCAGCAAAGTGTATACCACTCTGTCCCAATTGTCATAGAATATTACATTGGAATGAAAGACATGGAACTACCTGAGTACTTCAAGACTGCAAATAAAATTATTGAAAGAGCACACAGAGGTTTGCCACATGATCGATGGATGATTGGCAACAAAGAAATGGAGCACTTTCTTAAAGCTTACATGCAACTATTAGATGTATGCCACGCCATGAACAAAGACATGATACAACGTGGCATAGACTCAATGAGCACAGATCCAGATAATACTTAGATTATCAATTCGAAGTGTGGCCCATCAATGAATGGTCTGCGTCCTTGCGATCTTCTCAGATCAACGTATGCGTTCATTGCATCTTCCATTGACCCATCCCATTTGGATATGTCCATTGGGTATGGATCAGATGGTGTTGCCCATGCAGCGCCCCAACATACACCGATGTCAAACTTACGTGCAGCTTCTGCCATTGCGTCAGCAATATCATCATATAGATTGAGTTCCCAACTGGCTCTTGACCCTACGTAAGCCATGAGATCAACAGCTATTCCGTCAAGGTGTTTGCTTTTCATTGTTTGACTTGCACCAGACTCAACTAGTTTACGCTGTTCTGCTTCAGTTCGCTTGCCGCATATTACTCCGAAGTCAACTTTAGTTAGCTTGATCGCTTCTCGAACAACATACTGCATACGAGGATCAACAGTGTTTAATCTGTTGTTACTTCTTTTTGATAATTCAAATCCCATTTTACTTCCTTTTAAAAAACTTGGTAGCAGAGCGCACTGCAAAGCTACTGGCTACGATAACACCTAATGTATACTGATACCACTCTGGCATCTGTTCCAATGCTGTGAAGCCCTCTGCAACGACGTTACGCCCCCATTCACCGGTGAACACTAAAATAAGTGGGATAGAGAAAAGTAGAACGAGATATTCGTCTTTCCATGAGTTCATAGTGCCTTGGGCCATGAGCTTCTCCCACTCAGCCTCACTCGTAGCAGCGGACTTCATGATGGTTGCTTTGGCCTCGGCCTCTACTAGCTTTAGATTAGCAGCAGCCGCCTGTGCATCTGCTTTACCTTTCAGCCAACCACCTGCTAACTCAGTAATCGGACCTATCAGTGATTGTAACATTGTTACCTCCCTTGCTTGGTGTTGATTCTTTCGACATCCAAATGCCAAAGCATCCTGTTAATGCGCCCATACAAACAGACACTAGTCCTGATTGCTCTAAGCTTGGGGAAGGTAATGCCATATACCAATGAACAGCTTGATATGTAAGAACTGTTACAGCCAACATCATCAGCCTCGGTATTATCTTCCAATCATCTACTACAGTATGCGCCATGTAAAACCTCACTTGTTAGTATATAAGCAATGAACAGCAGAATTGTTATTAGTAATTATAACAGACGCTTCTGCCTTCTCCAACTCACACATCTCCTCTGAACCATAAGTTCCAATCTGATAGTAAGTAAAAGTTCCATTCAGGAATTGCATCCAAACTAAAAACCACATCACCATCTACCCTGATATTTGCCAAGAAAATAAAACAAACAAAACAAAATGCCGCCACTAATAGCAAAGATAACAGTACCAATAGCAAAGTTAATAACCGCATCAATTTGTTCCTGTTTCTTATACAACTCTTGCTTTCTTTTCTTACGCATTTCAGACTCTATATGTAATACTTCCTTCCATGCGCTTGGTCCGTAGGTAAATGAGATATGATCTTTAATCTCTGCCCTCATTTGTTCCATCTTTTTTTTATTTGCGAAGATCTCTAGTGCAGTTTCTTCATCAGACCCTTTGAATGTTTTCTTCCAGAATGGTGGGTTCTTTTCTCTTTCTTCTAGATTACTAAAATCAGAGAAAGCCTTGCCCCATTGGGACAAAGTTCCAGTCATTTCTTGAATATCTTTTCCTGTGCTTATAGCAGCCCTAAGCGTTTTATACGCACCTGTTGCCAAAGCTACACATGAAACTGGGTCCATTACTCAGCCGCCATTTTCTCCAATGTTTCACGGATAGCTTTTATATTCTCATCTATTCTAGCTGACATCAAAGCTTGAGACTGAGCAGTATCTTCTAGTTTGTTTATACTGATCTCATGTCTAGCTATCTCTCTAGCATTGGTCTCTACACTATTATCAAGTGTACTCACATACCAAACAAGGCCACCAAACTGCACAGAAATAGCAATTATGATAGCAACCTTTTCCATCATGGAGCTACAGGCCAGTCATCATCTGCTAAGTTAGGCCATGCGTCTAGATCAGTAATACCACGTAGTTCTTGTCTGTAAGTAGCCCATGCAGTTTTATCTTCGTTGCTTAGAGGACTATCATTTATCTGTGTCCAATCAGTGTCAGCTAAGAGTTTGTTACGTGTTACTCTGTGACCTTCGGCTGTAGTAGCATCTAGTGTAGCCTGATACGCAGCTTCGTGCTCTGCTTTGGTGGTGGTTACACCATCCTCAGTCGTATCAGTAAACATATCCCTTGCGACATACTTCTCAACCCAGTTGCCGTTAGCATCTTGCTCGACACCATCACGTACACTTACTTGATATGCGCCTATTGTAGCGGCTGGGCTTGCAAATACTGGGTCTAGGTTCAGTGCGTCTAGCGTTGCTGCTTTCCAGACACGAGGCAATGACATATGAGCAAAGTCTGCTCTCCATTGCCCTTGCGTTTTAACTTCGCCTGTTGTTCTTTCACGATATTCTGACATCAGTTGATACTCCTTTCGTCAGTTGATTATGCGATTGCGTAGAAGATGTATGATGCACCTGACACATTTAAGGTACTACCTGTTACCTCAAATCCAGAACTATTTGGGTCTATCATATCTGCTACAGTTTGCTCTGTACCAGTAGTATTTAGTAATAAATATGGATCATCCCCTGCGACAATGCCTCTTTCAGTGTCAAAGACGTACCAGTCATAGCCACCTGTACTTGTTAGTTTTATTAGAACAAACCTAGCGCCACTGCTAAACCCACAGTCAATAACCTGACTGTTTGATCCATTGTCATTCCCAGTATAGCTTCCAACGAAACTGACATTTGGGACAGTAGCGAAAAGGTAGGCTATGTAGGTTTTTGAACTTCCGTTTGTTTTTCCTGCCACTCCTAAAGTAAACACAGATGATGTCGGTGCAGTATCATTCCAAAAGTTTGCTGAGTCTACTCTACCTGTAGTATCATTTAAATAGATACCATAGTCTTCTGGCGCACTACTATCCATACCTTTATGATATACAACCCAAGCTTGAGACTCACTTCGACACTTCACCCACATCATCTCAGGTGGTATACCAAGGTTATGGCTTACAGTACGCCCTGCTGTTCCGTTGCCGCTGTAGCAAACACAGTCGAAATACGAGGGCGCACGCTTCCAACAAAGATTGAGATAAGTAGCGTTATTAGTGTCTCTATAGTCTTGCACTTCTATTGCATTAGTATAGTCAAACTGCATACCTAGACTTTGCTGAACTTCACCTCCAGTACCACTTGTATACAATTCTTTCCCAGATCCTCTTAACCTATCGTTGAGAGCATTTGAGTCACCAGAAACACTCCTGCTCATGTTTATAACCATGTCAGGAGTTATATTTAAGTCTTGTTTTCTTGTGCTTCCATCACCAGTGTAAATATGAGGTTGAAACACATCAGTCGCACTCTCTGGCTCTGCGAGTGGGCCACGCCTGATTGCCATGTAGATGTAGGTTTCACCTGCTTGGTTTACTTCAACGCTGTTAGTTGATGGTACAGTAAATCCAGTAGCATTAGGGTGTATTTGTATTTCAGTTGTTGTAGAACTAGTTCCATCACCTCTAAAACCTTCAGCGGAGCTTTTGTTTGCATATAAAACATTATCTTTAGCGTCTGCGCCTTTGGCTACCATACCTCGCATTGTATCTTGCATAAACCAACTTGCGTAAGATGCTAAAGAAACACTAGTAGCTCTTTTAATCATAACCCATTGAGGTTCAAACCCAAGGTCTACACTTATTTCTGTAGCACTTACACCAGTATAACTTCCACACTTGATAATATCTTGGTCACTATCAGGGCCGAACTCACCGTCACCGTCATTGTGTGCGAATAAGTAGGCTACATAAGTACTTCCCGATTGGTTTGTGTTTGCTTTATTGCCTAATAAATTAAATGTGGTATCAGTAGGTGCGGTAGTTGTCCACCAATTATTTGAACCAGTGTCGCTAGTGTTATTTAAAATTAAATTGTCTGAAAGGTTTAAACCTCTATGATAGACAGCCCAACTTCCAGTTGTATTCGTTCTTTTCACGATAACCATGCCAGGGGCAACCCCTAAGTTATGTGAAAGAGCCAAGTCAGTATTTTGTCCTGAGTATGTCACAACATCAAAGAACTTAGGGGCTTTGCGAAATGTCCAAGAGACGAAATCACCAGTATTTTGATTTACTAGGCCAGTGTCTCCCAAAGTAAAACCATTAGAATTAAAAGCAGTTACCCCTGAGCTAGACGCTTCAGCACTATTATTATTAGAAGATAAATACTTTGCTGTACCTCTTGCTGTATCAAAAAAAGAGTGCCAACCTAAAGACCCGACACTGGTTCTTTCTTTTAACCAAACCAGACCACCCTCGCCATTAAGGTCTATGTTGTTATTTATTGAAAACGAAGACCCTGTCCCCTCATACAAATAAGTGCTGAACACATCATCTATATCGAGAGCTTCAGCACCTGCTGCACCTGCGGCTGCTTGGAGTAATTTCTTTTTACTTGCCATGTTGGTTTATCCTAACGCTTGACCTGCCGTAAATCCGTACCAGTTTGTACCACCGTCCCTAGTGTAGAACACAAACACATCTTTAGCTGATGCCGTTGCTGTGAGGGTTGGGGCTGTAGCTGAAGGCCAATCTACAGAGGTAGGCCATGTCACGGTGTAGCCTGATGCTGATGCGTCTTGGATGATTTCAATGCTAAAGCTAAATGCTGTGCCACTTGCAGGGGGATTGCTAAATGTAAACGTAGTATTCTCAGTTAATGTGTGGCTGAAGGCGTTGCCGTTCTCACAGTTGACTGTTGTAGCGTTAG